CTTACACAATGACCTAATCCAATGCCACAAATTAAACTCGATATTAATGATATCATAATACAGGTTATGCAATAATCGCTTTACAGCATCGTTATCACTATGGATTGCCAAAACTTGGCCATGTTCGTTTTTCACAGTACATTCATCTGCATATATATCAAGTGCTGCAGATAATATGGCATCACTGTCCATTTGGTCATACTCCATATATACACGATTTCGTTCAGCATCAAGCTTATCTATATCATTTTGATATCCTCCATATCCATACCCAAATTCCCTTTTAGGGGTATGAATTGATTTGTATCTTGAATTGATCGTATTTCCAATTGACTGCAATCGATCATAATCAATCGTTGTTATTTTTCCAGAAGGTAGATATTTTACAATAACCTTTTGGTTAAATAATCGATTTATTGTTTTTCTAATCTGCGACATAATTTTCTTTTATTTTTATCACCATCAATCATAGATTGCATCCATCCTTCCGGAATAGTTACTGCAAAAGCTAAATCTTGGATTGGATGTCCTTCAGTATGACAATTTAAAAACTCTTCTATATCTCCATGATCAATAGGCATGTATGCTGCAAAGAATCCTCTTCTCATTCTGCCTTGAGATACAACTTGAGTAATAGTTTGGAATAATTCCATAAAGTGAACTGCCCCTGATGTCTTACCATTATTTTTAATCTCAGATCCTCTTGGTCTTATCTTACCGAAAAAGCCTGCTGTTCCTCCTCCATATCTCGTCATAGCACCTATTTCAGATGATGCTCGTAAGATATCCATAATATCATCCTGAATATCAATTCCAAAGCATGATATAGGTAATCCTCTATCTAGTCCAAAGTTGGACCAAACTGGTGATGAAAAACTATACCATCCTTTCTCAACATAAGAATGAAACTTATCCGAAAATCCTTTTATACCTAATATTTTTTCTGCTCGATCGCAGATTTCTTTAATTCTTTGCTCTGCTGTTACACCTGGAAGAAGATAGTCTCTTTCCAAGAAAGTCCTAGACTGTTTATTTAACCAATACATTCCTACGTTTTACAAATTAAAATAATTCACCTGCATCAAAGCTTTTCATAGCTTTTTGATAATCAATAGGTTTCTTATGAAAGAAATCTGTTAAGGCAGGAACATATATTTCCTCTTCCATCCATAACGTTTTTTCAGCTAGATTCTCATCTACATCAAACATTTTATCAAATCCTATCTTTTCTAATGAGTCATTCATTCTAATTCCTAAATATGTTTTTAATATATCATAAGATAAGAATTCATTTTCATACCCATCTAATATCCATTCAATAAGTCTTAATTCAGCATCATATGCTTCTTTAGCTTCTTCATATATTTTAAGCTCCATAGCATAATCAACTACTTCAGGATATTCTTCTTTAATTTTATTGAGTATAGCGATACCACCTGCTGCATGTAAGTTTTCTTCTTTTGATGTATATTGTACAACATTTGCAGTATCTTTTAATACATTATAATATCTGTTAAATCCTAAAATAGTATAAAACTGAGAAAATAAAGATACATTTTCAGTAAATAAAGAAAATAACGCTAACGAATAATAGATATTTTTTCTATCATCTACATAATTTTTTTCATTATATTTTGTTAAATACTTAACTCTATTTTGTACAATTTCTGTATCTAACAAAGTACTAAACTCGTCGTTTAATCCTAACTTAGTTAAAATTTCCGAATAAGCTCTTGAATGTATAACTTCTACTCCACCAAATACTGATCCCATTTCTGAGATTTCTGGCTTAGGTATAAGTTTTCCAACATTAGACCAATAACTTTTAACTGATACTTCTACTTGAGAAATCATTAATAATGCACGCTTGACTACCTGTCTTTCTTTTTCAGTTAAATTAGTATTGAAGTCTTGTATATCTTTTGTAAAATTAAATTCATTAACTGTCCAGTGTGATGCCCACATTGCATCTATTAAAGGGTTTGTTATATCACCATATTCAAATGGTTTATAAAATGGTCTAGGTTGGAATATTCCCATTGGTTTTAAGTTTAAAAAATTCGTTAGCTAATATTTTCTTATCATAACTGTCAAGATCTCCATTTCTTGTCGGTTGGGTTCGTGGTGTCAATTCTTGATCTTCATCATAATCATATACATCAAATCTTCCCACATTGGTGTCCGCTTTCACCCCATAGGTCATTCCATCCATTCCATATCGATTTTTAATCAAATGAAATCGACCCGTTCCATTTACTTTATCTTCTCTTTTTCGTGACAAAGATAGGGCAAAGTCTGTAATCATAATCTTATCATATGATCCAGCAGCTTTGTCTCCTTCAATTATGTCATCCTTCGCACCAGCTCGGTTAACTTGAGAAACTGACCAAATAGGTAAGTTTAGTTCTCTTGCAAGTCCCTTGGTATTAAGATAAATATCATCTATACTATCTTTTCGTTCTTTACTTTTCTTTCTGCTCCCCATTAAGTCAGCATAGTCGATAATTATTAAGTCAGGTTCGGTGCCGAGGTTTTTTACTTTTTCTATATGAGCTCTTACAGTATCAATGGTAGCAATACCTGGTGAATATTCTTTTATAATTAATTTTCCTGGTAGTTGGTTTACTTCTTCAGTTACTTTTGCTACGTTTTCTTTAGAACTAATTTCAGATACATTTATACCTGTTAAACTAGCATCATATCTTTTTCCTACATATCCCTCTCCTAATTCTAAAGTATAATGCAAAACATTATATCCTGCTTTTACAGCATAAGCTCCTAAAGCTACCAATAACCAAGATTTACCACCACCAGGATTACCAAAGATTAATCCAAAGTCGCCGTTACCTAATCCTCCCTGTAATAGGTCATTAAATACAGGCCATGGAGTTGGTACTACTGTTCTGTTATCTTCTCTATATCGAGATTCTACATCAATATTATATTCATGACCAACGTTCTTATCTCCTCCTGCTTCCATTGCTTTCTTAATCCGGAATTGAATAGATTCATAATCTCCTGTTTTAAGTAAGTCAACTGATTCTAATAGAGCAGCTTTAAGTTGTTGATTCTGACAGAACTTAGAAAACTCTTCTTGAACGAATTCTAAATCTTCATCTGATGCTTTGTATGCTTCTCTTAATAATTCTTTTACTGCTAATTTTAATACATCATTTTCTAGCTTATTTAATTCTACCTTTAGTACATCCATAGTGGGTGTAGTGTGGTATTTTTCGTAGTAAGAAACAATTTGCTTAATTACCCACTTACTTGCATCGCTATCAAAATAATCTTCGATTAGAACGTCAAAGATATTTACTAAGAATTTTTTATGTGTTAATAATGATGAAATTACTTTTATCTGAAAAGCCTTTCCATATGCGTTTAATGAACTTAATGTCATTGTTTACTAATTTTATAAATTTGATTAAAATACTGATTAAACCAATGTTGTGGATTCCTAATCAGATTACCTAATTTATCAACATTATGCAAACTTTCAAACTCATCAGGGTAATAATTTAATTCTTTATGTACAATTATTTCTTTTACTCCTTGAATCTGTTGTTCGGTGACCATAGGATCTTTAAGATTCATTATCTTATAATTCTTTTCTATAGTATTAAAATCATCTAAGATTCTAGCATATGAGATATTAGTAGTTAATTTCTCTTCACATATACTATGAAGCTTACCTAAATGTATTTCCTCATTGGCTAATTCAGGTAATCTCTTTGCTAGCGTTTTTTTACCGAGACCTTTTATACCTTTTACATTATCGGAATTATCTCCGAGTAAGCATTTATATAATAAAAAGTTTTCCGGCTTAATATTAAATGAACTTTCTACATCTTCATAAGTATAAAACTTCTTCTCTGTAGGTCTATACACTACAATATGATCATCTACTAATTGTAGGAAATCTTTATCTGATGATACTATGAATAATTTATTCTTATCGTATGATAATTGATTACATAAAACTGATATAATATCATCAGCTTCTGCTTTATCAAAAGATAATATTTTTACTGGTAGTAATTTAAGATATTGAACTAATCTTAATAGTTGATCTAATTTAGACTCATGCTCATCTTCTAAAGAATCAAATGAATCCCAATTAGTAATCCTATTGATATTTCTATTTGCTTTATAATCAGGATTTATATTCTTTCTATTTACAGTAGAACCTTTACCATCAAAAATAACATATATTGAAGTTGGTTGTACTTTATTAATCAAAGTACCCATTGATCTTAGAAATCCTCCTAGACCTCCAATATGTGCTCCATTATTATTAGTTAAGTTAATAGTTGCAAAGTTACGAAAGAATAAGTTCAAGCCATCAATAATTAAAACTCTATCATGAGGTTTTAATCTAATTTCTTGATCCTCTTCGTTAATGTTATTTAAGATATCCAAGTATTCCATGTAATTCAGGGTTCTTGTGTGTAAGTTGAGATATCAGTTAGATCGTGCTCTTCTTCTACGATATTAAAAGTAGAACCTCCCATAATATCAGACCATTCTTGAGCTCTAGCTTTTTTATAGTTATTTAGAGCTGTAGGAGTATCTTTGATAAATCCATGAGGAGTCATAATAATTCTTCCTCTTGTAGTTACACCATTAATATGATTCTTTTCTACCTGAACGTTTACTCGTTTAGCAAATTCTACTTGCTTACCATCTTTAATTGCTTTAATCTTAGAAGTACCAGCAGACATAATATTACCGAAAGTAACTACGAATGTTGCATCATACCACATCGAGTAACCTCCTTTATTCATAAGCTTAGGTTGACCCATTGGTGATTCCGGCTTCATAGCCCATACCTTATTAATACAAACTAAAGTATTAGTAAATTTAGATGACTCTTTACGAGATAGAACAATTTTCTGATTTACATTATTTGCAAATTGAGTTGACATTGCTCCTGCATTCCATTCGTTATTATTCTTATTAGAGCGTACTGAAAGATCGCAAGGAATACTTCCGATAGAATCCCATAGGAAAAGAAGATCATAAGGTAAGTTACCATTAGACTGCTCATCGATAATATCCATAATGAATGCAGCTACATCTTCAATAGTATTTAGAGTTTCTCTATCAACATAGATAAAGTTTCCAGAGTAACCAACTACTTCACCAGTTTCTTCATCTACTTCAGTTTCTACTTCTAGTCCCATTTGCATAGCATGCTCCCAGTTCCATTTCATTTCTGTTACGATAATAACAGGAAGTATACCTCGCTTTTGAGCTGATACAGCTGCTTCGAGTAGAGCTGTTGTTTTACCAGTATCGGAATGCCCTCTTAGTAGAACGATATGTCCCATTGGTATACCAGGTACTGATAGTATATCTTGGTAAGCATCAGATAGAGGAATCCATTGTTGTTCTTTAAACTTTACATTTCCTGCTAATCCTTTCTTTTGTTTAAACTTACCTAAATCAAATTTCGACTTGATCTCCGAAGACACGGCCTCGGACAAAGACTTTTTACTTTTTGCCATAAAATACTATTATTAATTAAAACGGAGCTTCTTCTTTAGACTCTTCTTCAAATAAATCATCAAACATATCTGCTTTACTTTTCTTTACGGCAGGTGGTTCTGAATGATTAGAAGGTGGTGGAGGTGGAAAAGCTGATGGTTGAGCTGTTGTAGTTACATTGCTTGGTGTAGCTACAGTATCGGCTTCTGTGTCTCCTCCGTCCGGATTAATATAATTCTGAAGATTTAACTTCATAGTATCAAATGGAAGTGGTTTGAATACTTCTAATGGGTTAGGTTGAGTACGTAAAAACTCTTCTGCTAATTTAGCATCTTCATGAACAGGTGACTGATTCATAGAAGGTTGTACAGTAGTTTTAGGATATCCTCCATTAGGATCACGTACTACATTAATTTTAATATCACGACCATTATATGCATCAGTATAATCACCTACCTCTTCATCTAAGATTAATTGTAGAAGAGATTCATATACCATTTTACCGAATCCCCATAGCTTAACTCCTTCATTTTCTTCTCCTCGAACGATTACAGGAGCATAGATACGAACTTTAGGATCTAAAGTTTTAGCTAATCTCCAATGTTCAGAGTTATTAGATTGACGAAGCTGCTTTACAAATTCAGCAATAGGATCTTTCTCTCCCCAGTTTAATGGTGATACCATCATTTTAGATCCAATACCATAATACATTTTCATTTCTGAGAATGGTGATGCGGCATTAAATGCTGATGGAAGAATCCTAACTTTGGAATTACCTTCAGAAGGTTTCCAGAAATAATTTGGTCGATTATTATTATTGGCTTGACCATTACCTTGATTCTGCATAGACTGCAGTTTCTGACGAATTGCGTTTAAATCCATTTTTAAAACTTTTTAAGATGAAACAATTTATTATAACTCGATTATTTGATATATTTTTGTCTTTAACATTTTTAAACCACCTTGTTGAGTTAGCATGATGGTATTTCTATAGTGGTTCCATTCAATAGGAAATTTAGTATCGACTACTCCACCATTTAATTTTTTAATTAATTCATTTAATGCATTAATCGTATACAAAGTATTTGTATGTTTTTTTCTATGCACTAAAATAGTATTGTGAGGAATTGCACTAATATTTGCATTTTCTACATTATATGTAATAACATATTCTTCACTATCTTCTACAGATAATACAAATAACTTGTTGTACTTAATTTCATACTCAGAAGTAATATCTTTCAATTTTCCTTCTAATTCCTCAAGAGTAACGAATGTACAAAATAATTTATTATTCACGTCTACTTCGCTGTTGATTTTATCATAATCATATCGATTATAAATATCAACTTGCGACTCCATAACTAAATTCTCCTCCATAACTTTAACATTTTACAAGATTACCATAATTTTTACCATTTTTACATTTTATTTTAAGATTAAAAATACGAAAAACTTCTTTAATTTTCTCTACTATTTTCTCTTCTTTTTTATCTACATCTAATAATATACTATCATAGGTATATAAAACAACCTTAGTTTGTTTACCTCGCAATAGTTTCAAGATATCATATAAGATAAGAACATTATTTGAAGTTTCCAAATTTTGCAATAAATAATTCATTAATTTTAATGAATTCATTTGCGGATGATCTTTCTTTGAAAATTTATAATTAGATATTGGGCATTCTATATAACCTTTTGAATTAAATTCAGACCATAGATTATTTGAATAGTTTTTTACTTTCTGAAAGAAAGGTATATGTTCGTATTCAGATTTTATTCCTCCATATATTTGTTGAAAAGTTAATTGTTTTGCTTTATCATACGATGTTTGATATACAGATGCAAAATATTCATGTATATCTTCTACCTCAAATTCATATTTAAGTAACTGACACAGTAGAAGTATATGATAAGATGAAACATCTATTTCTACAAAATAATCATTTCTTGGTATAAAACAACTCCTACTGCCATTATCTTTATTTAGAGCTGCATAATTTACTTTCTTAAATGTATTAGATGGTCGAGTAGTTATAGTAGTATAGTTATACTGAGTAAAAACAAAATCTTCTTCGTTTTCATAAAAATGTTTTTCAAATAACTGTTTATTTATTTTTATACCACTTGACTCAATAACTGAGAATACTAGAGGTACTTTATTATTATAAAATGAATTATAATCATTATCAATATGCTCACTAATCTCCTCATACTTAGCTTCGTAGTACTCATATATCTTTACTATAGAGCAGTTTGAGTTAGATATTTTTCTCCTTTGAAAATCTTGTATAATTAATGGATAATCTATTTGTAATTCTTTGTAATTTATTTGTATATCAAATAGATTTCTATGTTTAAAGTTATGTAATAGTTTCTTTTTATCATAACAGTAAAACTTAGATATTCCTTTAAGAAAATCAATAATATTTTTTTGTAATAAATTACCAGTTTCGTAATGATTTATAGGTAAAATATATCCTTTTTTATCAGTAATAGGTCTAATATAATATCCAACAATATTTTGTTGACAGGGATGCTCATTAAAAAAGTCAGGTATTATTTCAATATAGAGATTATCTTTTACTATATTTTTAAAAGTATTAAACTGTTTTTTATTCTCTATTAACCAGTACATACTTAAAGATACGAAAAATATCTCTAATAACCACCTCCTCCACTGTAAGATCCTCCTCCGCCTCCAGCAGGTGGGGGAGCTGGTTGAGTTATTTGTGGTGCTGGTGTTACTGGAGTATTTAATTGTTGTTCTTGAGATCTATAACTATCTATAAGTTGTTGTGTAGAGGGACTGCTTCCACTTTTACCTCCTATATTATTAATAGTTAAAAATTTTAAAATTTTATTTAATGCTTTAACATTAGCTAAATTTTGAATTCCTGCTTCTAAGCTACCTTTTCTATTTTTAATAAAAAGTTGTTTATGTCTATTTGAAGTATGAATAGGTCCTTCCATAGGACCCTTATCAGGATGTATATGATAAAGGCCTCTATAATTTAAACCATTATCATATATTAGTTCGTTACCTGCTGTGTATAATTGTTCATTTTTATCTCTATAGAATTCATCATAATTAGTATCATTAATATATCTATTTATATCTCTAAAAGATATATTTTTCTTTAGCTCATTAGTATAGTATTCATTTATTTTTATTACATCTTCTCTAGAATTAGCTCTTATATACCATATAGTATTTTTTATATTAAATAAGCTTAAATATTTTCTATTATTTGATTGTAATTCACTTTTAAATGTTTTATAAGAATCTAATGTAGTAAAATAATATATGTTATTATAATTACTTTTAGCTATAAATCTTATCATATTACCTTTTAAATAATCATATGATGTAGGAGAAGAAGTGTTTTCATGTGGAATAAATACTTCATTATCAATATAATCTTTTATAAATCCACCTTTATTAGTACTTTTTTTACTTGCAAAATATTCTTCATTATTACGTTCCGTGAATAGATATTGTGTTTTACCATGTGGAAAATCATCTTTAGGAGCTTTTGCTGAGGTTGTAAGTAAT